ACTTCTATTCTCAGCTTCCTTACGATGTTTTTCAACATTTTTAGGATTGATCATGCGGTAAGCACGGTTATTGGTATAGTCACACATACTGACTTCGTAGACTTTTTGGCTTTTGGTACTAAACACGATACTGAAACTATAGCCATCCTGCTCACCGTTCCACGAATCCAGTGTATAGGCATTGGGTCCATAACACGACCACATATAATCACTGCCCTCAGTAATTTTATAGTCAACTAATTCCATCCATTCTTTCATTGTAATCATTTTATTTCCTTTTAAGGGTGTGCGGCATAAGCTGCCGCACGATTATCTTCACAGGGAGTACAATAAGTGTGTACCCAACCACCGCCACGGCGTTCCCCAACATTGCCACAGCCTTCGCAAGTTACGCCCGACATTGCTTCTGCCATACGTACCATGCCGTCGATAACGTCATCACCACCTGTGTAGTAAAAACGTAGTGTACCAAATTTTTCTTTAACTTGATCCAGTGTTACTTGTGGAATTGATTCAGGTACTTGTCTAAAGTCGCCGGCAACAATTTCCGCTAGACGTTTTTCTTTATATTCGTCGTTGGGCAAGGCCTTCATAGTTTCTTCGAACAAGTCAAAGTTTCCAGCCTTTGCTTGCGTGGCCATTTCATTGTAATCAATAGCCCCCTTACGCTGTTTCTCTTTCCAATCAATATGATGTTGGATATTACCCATAAGTTGATTAAGGATATTATACCAACCATCGCCACATTCAAATCCCCAACACATACAAGTTTCCTGCATGTTTTTGTTGCGGTTAACCATCATCTTTGGATACTTCTCGCACAACAGTTTATCTAGTTCTTGTTTCATCTCATTGCATCCATTGTTAGTTCTTTTCCATAGACATGTGCCACTGGTTTAATCCATCCGTATTCAATACATTCAGCAAGAACTTTTGCGTAATTTGTAGGACACTTTTCACTGATTTCAAAACCAGCTCTTGGGCAAGTAACAAATTTGTCTGTAAGCATAAACTTAGGATCACCCTGACGAATGGTTCTAATGTTGCTTTGATGACTTATAATTTTCATTTTATCTCATCCGATGTTTCGACAAAGTCTTTAATGATTAAATTTAATGCTTCAATTCTACGTATATTACCGCTTACATCTTCAGGGTGCAACCAATATCCATCTGGATTATCTTCTGTCTTGGGATTTTTCTTCCACTGTGCTAGTTCTTTTTTAAGATATGCACGATAGTCTTTTAAATTGAGGCTAGTAATACGATCCGCAGTTTCGCCATCAATCCATTGATAGGGTTTGTGTTTTTCTTTACTCATTGCGCCGCCTTTACAAAATTAAGTCTGGTTACATCATTTTGATGTTTCCAGTGTTTAGTATGATCCTTTACCTTGGCCTTGACAACAACACATGGCCCTAAATCTAAATTGGTCTTGTTGAGCCAGGACGCCATCTTATTGCTTATTATAGCATCTATATTGTAGCCTTCAAAGTTTTTTGACTTAACTGATGAAATAATTTCTGCATCCAAGTCTTTAACTGTGCTACCAATTTCTGCCAAATAACCTTGTTCAGTTTGACTTGCGGCCCGTTTAACTTTGGTCTGTGCAACGTCTCGAACATATACACTGGGAAGACATGCCACATATCCAAACTGATTTGTTTGAACAGTTTCACCTGAAAGAATTGCATTTACATTTGTTTGAAATTCATTCTCACCCTGTATTGCGGCAAACATGAATTTTCGAAAATGTTTTTTAATGTCCACTGCTTGAGCAATATCTTCTTGTAAAATTTTAAGAGGCATGGGAGCATCTTTAGGATCAGCGGTCCAATTGTTTGGAAGCAGAGTACACAACATCAGCATCTTGTTGGTCTGTTTGGTGTACATATAAACACCGTCTGAACTATAAACGCCTTCAGCTTCTTTTAGATATTCACAGTTGACTCGTTGTGCCGCACAGGCCAGCTCCAGAACCTGTTGCATGGGGAATTCTTTTTTGGCCATTGCTCGCTCGCTACGTGAGTTAATATACTGTGTATTTTACACGAAAACGTAATCTGTGTCAATCTTTTTCAGTCTAATATATACTTTTTTGGACAACCGTTTTATTATAGGGGAATCTACTCCGCCAAAATGTTGTACGTATGCATTTAAATTTGAACTGACAAATTGATTTTTGATTTTGAATTTACTCAAATAACTCAATCTTTGCATATAGCGTAACGCTCGAAATTTGCCCAAATTCCTACAAAGTTCAATGGCAATACTCAACGCATACGCATCAAGCTCGTCAGGATCTAAAAGATATTCTTTATAAGGTGTCAATGGGTGATCAGAGAATGTTACATAATTTCTACTGCGACTTTGTTTTTGATGTCTGTATTCGTGTACTACTGCATCAAAAATTTGTATCAACATGTCTGTAGTATGATGCGTATCCCAAATTTCGTTGTTATCAAAATTATGGAATATCAATACTTCAATTGGTGTTTCATTATGTTTGTCGTCGTCTGCGTCGTAATATGCATTGACATAAAACTCTTCGTGATTTAAAAATGCTTGTCTCTTAGTTTTTATTTTAAGATCAAAGTTTTTACTTTTGAATACTTTTCTTGTTTTACTTAAAAGTATTTTAAAAGTCGTTGGATATTTGATGCTATTTCTTATAACAGTACATACAGAGTTAACCTGCTCCAGTATGTTGTTCATGATTATAACCTATAGGTTACTCTGCCTTTGGTCAAGTCATAGGAACTAGTTTCTATTTTAACTTTATCGCCTAAAATTATTTTAATTTTATGCTGTTTAAGTCTGCCACCTAGGTAACATAACATAATGTGTTCCATATTATCTACTTTGACCCTATAAGTATTATTGGGTAATACTTCTGTAACCGCACCCGTGAGTTCAATTAATTCTTTACTCATACTTTTGATATCACAATAGCACCATCCTCAACTTTAATATTTAAAGTGTCACCTTCTTTCCAGCCCTGTGCTTCACAAATTTCTGGAGGTATTTTCATCATGACATTATCTGGATCTCCCGGAATGTCTTCAAATATTTCTTCTGCTAAAAATGTTAGTTTTTCCATAATAGTATTTACTTTAGTTCTCATCGTCATTGTAAGGTACTGGACGCCATCCTAAACGGTTTAAGTCCAATTCAATTTCTTCAGTTACTACACCCTCTGGTACGTAACCGTTAGCCCGACGGTGATTTAATCCGTATCCAGATTCATCATTGCCAATGCCACTACAGTACCAATCAATGTAGTCGCCTTTCTCTTGCATGTCAGCAATGATACCACCAGCATGACGCCAACTGCACGACCAAGTTTGACCTTTCAACTCTTGCCAAAAATCTCTGCTTTGCCAATCCATGTTACACATAGCGGCATACAAATTTTGAGCATAGCTGTCTGACTGTTTAACTTTGTCACAAAGTTCTTTGCTACTACGGAGATCGTACTCCATGTTGTGCTTTTGCCATTTAGGATCGTTGATTTTGTTAGCTTCATCAATCTTGATTCGATTCCACATGTCAATGTAGTCTTGGCTAGGTTCTTCGCCTTTTTCTTTTGCCCGTTCAATATAACCTTCCTTTTGAAAGGTGTGTCGATCTGGGCTACTTGCTATTTTATTCATTTTTTCCGGCATGCCAATCTCCTTGGAAACAGTGCATCATTTCGTGTCCAATAGTTCTCATGTCTACCTTTTTAGGTACAACAACTACACATTTATCATTCCAGAAAAATGTGCAAGCCAGTACTCCATAATTGTAACCGTTATTACCAAACTTGCGACTCAGTGTATCACAAGTTTTTTGTATGTCTTGGGCGTCAACGTATTTTAATTCAACAGTAGTCTTTTTGGTAATGTTCTTGCTCATGTCAAACACCCTACCGCCACTGTTATCAAAACTCCATTGTGCATACGCACTATTGTTCCATGCAAGGAACCAAATGCTTGTAATTACGCATACAATCCAAAATACTCTTTTCATACTGTACCTTTCTGTGCCTGTGTTAAAAAATGGTGTAGTCGGTAGGACTCGAACCTACAAAGCATGACAATGTCACCTGCCGGACCCTCCCCGAAGGGAGGAGGTCTACCAATTCCACTCACGACTACACAGTAATTATACAACACTTTACTAATTTAGTCAAAAAAAACGGTGACCTAAGTCACCGTTTACATAGTTGGACCATTGCCGTTTTTAAATCCAACACTTCCACCTTCAGCTTCAATGTTGCGGATAACATCTTCAAATAAGATGGGAGCGAAGTCCGGGGTCTGTTCTACGCATACGCAATGGTAGCGGACATCGTTCTCATCACTGTATAAGATCTCTCCAGTTCTAGCATCAACACCTCGAGCCTTCTTCACACGATTTGCGTGAGTATGACCGTGAATGTTAACACCAAAACGTCCCATTGAATCTGAGTGTAATGGAATATGGCTCAAGATCATTCCGTTCATAACATGGTATGCACGTAATTCTCTAAAGTACATTCTGTACTCGTCATCTCTAAAGATGTCGTGGTTACCGCGGATTAAAACCTTGTCACCGTTTAAGCGACTTAATACTTTTAATGCCTTACGGTTGATAACAACGTCACCTAAATGGTAAACTTTGTCAGTGGGCTTGACACGTTCGTTCCAAGCCTTGACCATAGCTTCGTCCATTTCCTCTGGACTATCCCACGGCCTTAATTTTGTAACGCCATCGTTACGTGTGAAGCGGCATACACCTGTGTGTCCAAAGTGCGTGTCGCTTACTAAGAATACACTTGGCATATTATGCTCCTTTCTTAATAAACTTCTTTTACAATATTAAATTCTTCAACTGGCCATTTGGCTTTGAACTCTTCTGACTTGACATATTCGTTATAGCCCTTTGCATCAAAAAACATTTTATGAAATTCTGTTTTCATCGAACCTTTTTTGGTTACTGTTAAGTAAACCGATTTTGCTTTGCCAGCCATTGAGTACCTTTCACTGTTTAATGTATAATTATAACATCAAACTTTGATTTTGTCAAGCATACCAAATTTCTTTAAAGCCTTCTTCTAGAGTTGGTTCTTCCCAATTATCAATCATACTATCTATTACGGTCTTTGGAATGTGCTTACCTGGACGACCACTCAATCGAACATCCAATTCGTCACGTGGAGGTGTTCGAAATACTACGGCAATATGTTCGTAGTCCGGCAACATGTTAAACTTACGAGCACGACTTGCAAGAGTAGTACTCGTTTGATCCCAAATTATAGTATGCCCGTGTTCCCGAGCAAACACAACTTGTTCAGCCATTAGGTCAACCGCTGTAGGCATATAATCCTTAAACACTTCTGAATAAGTCTTACCTTGTTTTTTAGCATAGATTTCCACCCACATGTCTGTAGAGACTACAGTTAATCCTAACATCCAGTCTTGATTAGAAATCCAAGTAGATTTTCCACTGCCCGGTACTCCAATTAGTTGATAACATTTTGGCTTATCGACTTTTGGGAAATCAATTGGATTGTCTGTGTTTGTATAATGCATTACCAATTCTCCACACCTGAAATTTCAGTCTTGAACTCGCCATCTAGTCCGTTAATTTTAGTATGGACTATTAGACTTGTTACGCTACCGATAGCGCCAATATTGTCCTGTATCAACTCAAAACTAGTGGCTTCTGGGAACTTGTCCATGGCTTCTAGAATTTTTACAACTTCATCTCTACACAAGTACATATTAGTCTCCAATAGGCCTCATAGTACGCCAATCATCAATGTTTGGCTTTTCGTCTGCGTCATAAGTCCAACCTAGTGCCTTCATCATACGATGTTTGACTAACAAGTTAGGACTGCGGAAACGCTCAGTATCATTGAAGCCCATCATGACTCCAACCTCACAAACCGCACCCGACCTGCAAATGCCAGCATAGCAATGAACTACAACGTTCATGCGATTGTCTAGTGCATGTTGTAGCAGTCGAACAAGTTCTGCGGCCTGCTCGTGACTGCAACGCATGGCTTCGTCTAGAGCAAAGTCCTTTTCTTCAATGTCCAAGAACTCAAAGTTGTGACGTTCTTTAAATTGGTGTTTGGCTTCAGGACGCCAACTTGCTGGATCAACAATGCTGATCAGCATACTGTTTGGGCCAGCATCGTGATGAAATCCCGTTGGGATATCAGCGGCGGCTACATTTTCAATCCATGGCATGAT